GCATTTGTTTCCTCATGCTACATCCAGTTTGTTTTGGAGAGCAATTCTCCGACCACTCTTAGTTCTGTAAACTCTCACCTGGTCATTGTAAACTTCTCTATCTGTATCTTTCAACTCTTCAAGAAGTGATTTCTTTGCATCTGCATTTGCTTTTGCTGATACTAATGTATTTACATATGTGTCTGCACTTGATGTAAATGAATTACTTTTACTTACATCTCTAGCAATCAAGCCGTCGACAATAACTTTATCAACAGATACTTCTTTGATTGCAACTTGTTCCATTGGTGGTGGTGTATCATCTCTGACATAAGCCCAAAAGTTTTTGACATTGATCATAGTCTTATCAAAGTATTCTCTACTCCTACCTATCCAGCAAACTTCATGTCTGTTGTTACCAAACAATACAGATAGATATGCTTTCTCAATCTTAGCTACATTAAGATAGAATTGTATCTGTGGCATATAGTCACTGCATACATTATCTAATCTGTTATTTGCATGAGTATGTTTGAACTCAACTAAGTAAGTATCAAAATTACTTTCATCATTGGAAGCATAGATGCAATCAATGTTAGCAACGATAACATCAGGATCATCAAAAAGCTGCAATGATAAAGTCTGATCTACTTTTTTTGGTTGCCAATACTCAGTACGTTCTTCATAGAATATACTGTGCATCATTTCTTCATTGCCACCTGTCATATGTTTTCTAAACCAAGCATGATTCAATGCTTCAGTTGTTGCACCCATAGCTACTGGTAATACATCTGAAAGATCAGGTGACTGCTTACGACCAGTCTTGATCTCCCACATTTCAAACCAGTTATTGGGGTCTTGTAATTTGGCGACGTCTGAGCCACCGATAGTACCTTTTCGGTTCATATTATCTCCTCTACTATTTAAATTCGTAGGTTATTAAATACCTATTTTTTTACCTACAAATGAGTTACAATTTACTACTATTCGTTACTTATTGCAAGTATTTAATGCGTTCATGCAAGGCATTGGTTAGCTTTTTTCTTAGCATAAACTTATCACCGCAGAATTTATAGATGTCTGCGTATGAAGGATACCACTCTTTGTACTTTGTCATGTAGTCAATACACTTTATCATTATATCTGCTGGTATTTTATCTACATGATTTATCTGCTGAACAAGAGAACGTATCTTCAATTCTAAATCTTCTTCATCAAAGTTTTGTTTGTTCATCATTGAAAACATAATCGTAAGCCTGGCTAACAAGTCATCATCCTCAAGTGTAGTACAATAACCTTTTGATATTTTCAAAGCACGGTGTAACTTCTCTTTGTCATCTGAATGTATGACTATCCTGTTAACTGATATCTTACCATCTTGATAAGACTCTTTAATATCAATCATTCCTGATAGTTCTAATAACACTGACAAGCGAACTTCTTTGTCTACTTCTATTGGATTTCCTTCTTCCAGTTTGCACGCTAGGTAATACTTCTTTTCCCTCTCTGTTAACTCCAGCAAACTCTGCGACTCTTTGACACCAGCTTCTATAGTGCTTGAATGGTACTGCGATTGTTGAGGTGGCATAATATTTTTTATACTTGATAATTTCTTTGGCATGATCTATCTCTCCAAATTCATTGTTAAGGATTTCTTTCTCAGCATCAGATGGCATCCATTGTTTCCATACATCTTTCTGCTGTTCTGTATCGACGACTTTCTTTATTACTTCTCTATTAGGGTGTCTGTCTGATACTGGTGTAGTGTCACTCTGACACTGGTTCTTTCTGATGACTTTGTATTCAAAAAGAAATTCGTAATGATTAGACTTACCACGATCAGGATGTTTGTGTATTAACCTTAGATCAACCAGCTTTTTCAAACATCTGATTACTGTACTTCTTGATAGACCAGTTAGCTTTACCAGCCTATCTATTGATGGAAAGCAGTGTCCAGTATTGCTGTTTTCATGATGTGCAAGTGTTACAAGTACCCACTTTGCGAGACCATCTGATAGTTCAATATCCATAACTGCTGAGACTCTTTTGAAACTCATATCGTTTACCTCTTGACATTGTATGGTTTGTATTGGTACATATAGATTATTCGTTATCCTCTACTAAATATTCCCTCATGGATTGTATCCCCTCTCCATGAGGGTTTTTTATTTAGGAAATAATTGAATTATATTTCCTTTTTTGACGACGACTCTTTCTTCTGGTGACATCAATAGTCTTATATCGATTGCTCTACCATCTACTTGAAAGTTCATTTCCCATTCGCCATCAAACTTTTCATTCAAGAACTCTTCAAGTTCTTCAATAAAATTATTTGTAAGACCATTATAAGTATCTCTCAATTTTCATTCTCCTCTGTTTGAAATCTGACCAGGTGTAATACTTTTGTATTCTTTACATTGAAACACATAAATGCTTCACCATTCTTTTGCTTCAACAAAAGTAAATCGTTATCATAATTATTATTTTTTTTCCCAAGATATTTTGAGATCAAAGCAAAACCATTATGTCTGTATTTGCTTTCACATAATAATTGTATTGATGTTATGTAATTACCATCTCCAAATATCTTGACACTTAAATCAATATCACTTGGATAATCTTTTAATGCACCTGATAATGGCTGTCGTTTTGCACTCCATCCCCAGCTATTGAAAAGATTTACCCACCATCTTTCATGGTAACTTCCTTTGTTCTTTTCGTTTGACATTCGCACCTCCAATAGTTTGAATTGTTATTCCTAATTCAAGCGCATCAAGCCAGCAACTAAACATAAATCCTGATGGCACTCTCTTAAATGTTTCCCACTTCTGCATTAGACTTGGTTCGATACCCATTTCACCAGCCAACGCTTCTTGGCTCATACCTTTTTTATTTCGATATTTTTTTAAATCGCTTATAATTCTTTGCCAGTTTTCTGTTATTTTTACTGGCTTTTTGTAATGAGTAAAGTGCATCTTCAACCTTTAAAGCTGTTGCGTGTTTCAACTCAGCACCATTGATTGCACGATAATATGTAGACATATCAATGCCTGAGTGTTTCCATGCTTGTATCAAAGATATATCTATCTTCCTAGATATTCTTATCAATTCAACTATATAACTATTCATAATCACACCTTACTGCATTAACGCAATGAACACAACCACACGGCTTGTTTGGGTTAGCCGTGTTGGTTGTGTATCTCAATGGTAGTACCACCATAGGTATCCTACATTTTATGGACATTGAGAATCTTTTTTATAGACATTATTTTTTTCTAAAATACTTTCAACATCATCATAGATTTCATTAAATATATCTTGATGAATGTCTGTATATTTATAATGTCCACATTCTGTTTTTTCTAAACAAGTTAAACCATATTTTTCTTCCATCAATTTAGATGCAAAATCTAATTGAATACCAAGAAATCTTGTAGCTGGGATATAATATACAGTAGCTGGTTTATCTTTATTCATCATCCATCTCCTTTAAGTATTCTTCTGCTGATGAATATTCATAGCCATCACCACATACAACACAATCATGCCAGCCTACTGCTTCATTGATTCCATCAACAAAAGCAGTCATTTCTTTTTCACTTTCGAAATAATATTCGCTGGTATCGTTGTTATCCATACCCCATACGACTTCAATTTTGATGTCGCTTTGTTTAGTATAGTTAACCATCACTCACCTCCATATCTACTATTTTAGTTAGAAGTTTTAATTTAATATCAAACTCGAGATTTCTCACAGCTGGTGCTATTCCTTTGTCTGCACTATTATTTATATTCGCTGTATCCCAAAGATTTATTATATCTTTGACTAATAGTTTTTTGATATTGTCAAGTATTTCAGTCGGTGTATTTTTAGCCATTGACTTCCTCCTGATCTACATACCAATGAAACTGCTGGACCTCATACATATTACCTTTCATGTAATCCTCAATGAGTCTGTTGATATTGACTAACTCATTCTCAGCTAATTTGTAAAAGCCTGGTGTAGTCTTATCTCTTGTAAGATATATCTTGAGTTTGATCCTACAATTAAGACTTACAGATATTTCTTTTAAGGTTTCTTTAGCACCTATGTCGACGACCTTACCCATTAGTAACCTCCATCTTTATTTGCCATGATTGCTTTTGCTTCAGCTTCTTCAGCAAGAGCATCAAGTATATTGTTACATTCAACTTCAAACACACCGATTGGACTTGAGTTTGTAATCTCAATACCTCTGTCTCTTAGACTTTGAATAAACCTAAGACATTCGATAGGTGAGTCACCAAACTCAGTTTTCATTGAGTCAACAACCTTGTTTGCTATTTGATTTAAGATATTGTCAGCCGTCATGGCTTCGCTATTTGATAAATTCATTCGTTATTCTCCTCTATATTTATCAAAGTGTTATATATTATTGCATGAACGCAATAGGTTATGCAACCTTTTTCTTAGATGATTCCTGATATTTGTTAAGAAAAAAGACTGCGTTTTTAGCCAAAGACATTGCATCCCATAGTGTCTTTGGTTTCTTTTTGACTGCTTGTAACCAACCTTTGAGGTAAGCAGTTGTATTGTCTGTTGGTTTAGATTGAATCTTGAGATTTGCAGCGATCAATGCACTGCCAAGTTCAGCAACCAATTCTTCGAAAGCATATGATTGTCTTTCTTGTGATAGCTTTCTGTTTAGTCTTTGGTCCGCACCTGTCCAATGTATAATCTCATGTGCTAGTACAGAATAGTAATCAATGTCTGTTCTGAATGTATCAAAGTCAGGCATACGGATTTCATCTTTTGATGGAACATAACAGGCTTTATTGTGACCAGTATGAATTGTTGCTGGTATGTTTGCGAACCAGTTGATGCATTGCTGTTTGATTGTCTTGTTAGTAATCATTTCTTTTGTTACGAATGATTGTTCTGATTCCAGCTTTGGCAAACCTTTGACTTGATCACGATTGAATACAGCCCATGATTTGAAATACTTGTAACTGTTTTCTGGATTGTCGTCGTCAATCTTTATGTTTGGTTGCAGTATGTATTGGTTGTATGCAATTGCTGATTGACCACCAAGATCACCACCAAGTTTCTTCCATTGATTGTATGTACCCCATTGATTGCTAGTATAACCTCGCATATCTTTGACCATCCAAAGCCAAAAGCAATTCAACCCTTGATACTCATAGCCATCAGTGTTGATTGGAAATCTAAAGTCTCGATTATGCCAGGGCATTTGCCATTTGTTGTCAATGCCTTCTTCAATCTTATTGATTATGATTTGAACAATCTTGTCTGCTTTGCTCATTGTCTTTCTCCCATCTTGGAATTGTTATTGTTAAATGAACTATTGTATTTAATGCTACCCCAGCTATAACGATTTGCCATATGCCATGATAGGGAAACATTTGTGGAAAGCTGTGTATTACATATATGATTGCAATACATAATGGTATGCTCAACCATCCAGCTAATTTGATTTGACCCATCCTACTCATGATGCGTTCATCCTACACATTGCTTTTGCAACTTCTAATTCTTGCAAGATTATGTATTTAATATTTTCAAATTTACCAGCATTGAATAATCTTATGTATCTTTCCATTGTCATGGTATCAAAGTTAAGATCATTCATGTCTTTGCAATACAATATATAGATATCAAAATCATGTAGTGTTATTTCTTTTTCCATTTATTTCTCCTTGTTAAATGATTTGGGGTGACTATTGAGATTTGAACTCAACCTAATTGATTCACAATCAATCGTGCTACCACTACACTATAATCACCATAATAAATTTGAGTGTTCTCAATTTTCATGAGGTATTATTTTGCCGACGACGGCTACCACTGTAACTAGAAAACCCGTGGATTTATCGCGACAAAAATAAAAAAAAAAGACTCAGGAGATTAACTCCTGAGCCTTTCGGTTGGTTATTGTGCAAAACGTTTTTGGAAGAATGAAGTACCTTTTTGATTCTTGGATTGCATAGACTTTCTCTTTGGTCTAGGTAGCCATTTGTTACCTGACACTTTTTTGTGTAAGTCTGCAAAGTCTTTCAAGATAAGTTCAAGGTCCTGGACCTCTGATTCCATTGAAGTTATTTTGACTTGAAGTTTCTCAAGTTCATATTCGTTATAGTGTGGTGAACCCACAGCACC